GGTAATTCTTTAACAGAAGGGTCTGTAAAGATTTCTCTATCTGGGTTACCTTCGGTACCTGGGACAAATCTTATATTAGTATTATCAGGAATACCTATTTCCCAAGGTGATTCTGTAGGGACATCTAAAGTTAATCCTGTCATTATACCTACTTGTTCATATAAGTAACCACCAATGGTTAATGATATTAAATTACCACCCATATATCCTGTGGTAGAATAAGAGGGGGCAGTAACAGAAGCTAAATAATTTAACTTTTGATACATAGGAATTAATTCCTGTTTTGATTGGGCAGCTACCGTCCAGGATAAAGATATATTTCTATCAAATCCTTGGTACTTATAAAAGTTTTCACCTCTACCCATATATTTTTGAGATTGCCAATCTGCACTATAGTTGTCACTCATACTATCGATGTGAGCTCTAAAATGAATGTAGGTTTTTAGATTTGGATCTGTATTAGAAATTACACCTATTCTAAATTTAACTAAGTCATTTTTAATATTACTTTGGGTAACAGAATCTGATTGGTATATAGGTAAGGCATTAATTTGGTCTAATGCCTTGTTATAATATGAATTACCCTCTACTGTAGAAGAACCTGAAATTAGGAAACCTACAGTATAGCTACTTCTATTCCCACGTCTGCCTGGGTCTCCTAAATTAACTCTAGTTTCAATATTTTTTGTAGTATAATTTAAAGATGCGGGTACATAGGGTCCTACAAAAGGTTCTGAGAAGTTTTCAATCTTTCCTCCCTTACTAACTGGGGTTTTGGTTGATATTTGTTCTTGTGTTAGTTGTAATCGTGGGGGCCCATTTAATATTCCACTATTAAATACTCCACCGTCATTTTTAGTTACTAATGAAAAGGGGTCATTATTTTGTTCGTAAACACTAAAGGTTTTTACTCTCCCGTTTCCTAAAAAGGCACTCTTAATGGAGGTGTTTGCGTTTTGTAATATAAAATTATTCCCTAAATATGCGGCACTAGCCCCTACTCTAAGGAATTGGTCATTAGTTATGGCATTACTTAAATTGTCATCATTTACCGTAGGACTAATGTTTATATCTCCTCTTGTATAAGAAGTACTACCACCACTCCCTATTTGGTTAGTACTCGATAAAGGATTACTGCCAAAATTATTTATATTGAATGGATTTGCAAAACTAGAAAATCTAGTTGCTGACCCCCAAGTTACTTTAGGTTGTTCTCTTGTTGTATTAATATTATTAATACCAGTTCTTTGGTCACCTAACATTACAATGTTAGTTTTACCTACTCCTAAAATAGCACCTGGTCCTCCTGAGTATGAGTATAAATCGTTGTTTTGTTGGTTTTTATTTACCTTATCAAGGAACCCCCATAATCTACTTTTACTTCCATCTGTACCATTTGTGTATATTGTATTTAAATAAGTAGGTAAACCTAAAGGACCATTACCATTTGGGGTACCTTGAGTAGTTTTAAATTTAAATGGATTTAATCCTTGTTTATTTGTATGAAGACCAACTGCATTTCCTGCAGATTGAGCTAAAGTACCTAAAGGAGTGTAAAGGCCTTGGTTTAATGGTACATTATCTTTTATAAATTGACCAATAGCACCTAAAGTATTATTAGTTGCTGTAGTTGTTGTTTTTGCAGTATTTACATATCCTACCTCTGAATTAACATTTGTTAAGGATAAGACATTTTGTTTTGCTATAAATAATGGACCTGCTGGTGATTTAAAATCAAAGAACATTTGGGCTAATCGAGAAACATCATTTACTACTATTTTAGGTAGTAATGTCCCACCACGTAATAAAAAATCGGGTCCTCCTGTTTTTCCTATTTTAGAAAAACTATCAGGGATTTTTGTTTGTACGTAGGGTTGGTTGCTGTTTCCACCACCAACTGTGTCCTTACCATATCTAAGAGATTTTAGATTGGTTCTTAAATCAACTAAGCCCATAAGTCTATCCGGGTAAGTTATTCAAATATCTTTGTCCTGTAGGTATGTTACCTCTATCTAATAGAGAAGGTGAAGGTAAAACACCATTATTTGGTGTTACATTCATAGCATTTGGAGCACCTTCGGTTGAATACTCTTTGTGTAAGGTAGATTGTTGGAAATTAGGGATAGAAGGTGATGCACCATCTAATCCACTTAATTGCGAACCTTGTTGTACTAATTTGTTTCTTAAGCTCATAATTGTTTGTTTTATTATAAATATTGGATTATTGTACTTCGTACATGCCTAAAGGAGCCATTTCTGGTGTCTTCTTGATTAATTGAGCTAATAGTGCGTTTGTTGCACTCATATCCACATTGATTGATGGTGTGTTTGATGATAATGGTATAACAGCTTCGGGTCCTGCTTCTCCTACGATTGCTCTAGTAGGACCATTTACAATTCCCCCTGTAGCCATTTCTATAGGATCATTATCGCGGTTACGAATCGACCAGTCATCTCCAAAAGCATCACCACTAAATCCATAATTAGCCTGTGCTGAGGACTCGGCAGTTTGAATTTGGGCTTTAATAGCACTATCCCCGAACTCGGCCCCAAATAACCACCCAATTCCAGAAATTAGGTCTTGAACTGCTGCCACCCCCACTAATACAGTTTGTATCATAGGGTCTAAAAAGGACATAATACTTCCTATTAAACCAAAAACATTTGCTATTATATCTACTATAGGCATTATAGCATTAGCTACTGTTACAAATACTTCTTTTAGTTTTTCTATAGTAGCATTAAACTTATCTTGGACTCCTACTTGATTTTCTAATCCTTTAACTCCCTCTTTTTCTAATTCTCTTTGGGCTTGTGCTAAACCAACTGCTTCTACTCTTCTTTGAAAATTTGCCTCAGCTAGTTCCGCGTCCTTACCAGATAAACCTACTAATTGTTCTTGAAGAAATAAGGTAGATGCTAATTCTTCTCTACCCATACCAACAGCTTTGGCTAATGCCTCTTGTTGTATTCTATTCATCTCCCCAAACTCAGCTGAGGAACCTGCTTGTTCTGATATCTCACGAGCAACCCCTGCTAAATCGTTATTTAAGGCGTATTGTCTTGCTTTTTCTAGATTAAGATCTTTGTTTAATAATAATTCTGCTGATAATTCATTTTCAATAGAGGATTCGAAATCAAGTAAACTACCGGCAATAGCGTCTACTTTAGATAATTCCATACCTAAAGACTTAGCTGTTGAAACAGCCTCAGCTATTAATCCAGGTTGTTTCCCAAATGATAATGTTGTAGCTGCTGATACTTTACCTATATCTTTAAGTAATTTTTGTTCATTAAGTAAAACCCCATTTTGCATTGCAGATACTTTAGCTTGTGCTAAAAATTGACCTGTAATTTCATCTGTAGTTTTATTAGTACTTAATTGTAAGTTGGCAATACCTTGAAGTTCTTCATTAGTAAAACCTGACATTGTTCTAAGTTTGGTGAATGAAACTGCCATTTCATCACTTAACATTGAATTAGTCCCTAAAGCACTATTAATAGCTGAGTATGTTTCTCTAATACCCTTAGTAGTAACAAAAATATTTCCTGATGCTGATGCTATTTGAGTAAATTCTTTATTTATACCTAGTGCCTCTTTATAGGTCATCCCAAACTCTTTAGCCATACTTGAGGCCGCGGCATCAACACCCTTCATAGCTTCAAAGAGTTCCATTAAAATTGCGACAGGACCTAATGCTTTTTTTAGCATACCCTTTATAGCGGGTCCTATAGATTTTAAACCAGCTGTAAGGGGGGATATTGCACTTTTACCCAGGGAGGTATTTGCGCCTCCTAACATTTTCTTAGCGGCATTAGAAGCGGATTTACCTTTTAATTGGTTACCACCACTATCAACTAGCATTTTATCTAGTTTTAGTTGTTTTAACTTATCAGCTGTAAGACCCTTGCCAGATTTAGCTGCCTCTTCTAAAGCTGCACGTTGTTGTTTTTCTAAGGGTTTTGCAGATCCAAATAATTCTACATTAGCTTTACCTGTTTTTTCTGCTTCTATTCTAGCGGCCTTAAAGGGTTCGGATAATGCTGATAGGCCTGGGATTTTAGAAGTTAAATCATCAAAAAATGAGAAAGTTTTAACCCCCAAGTCATCCTTAACCATTTTAGTTTGGTTACGAATTATCCCCATAGTTTTAGCAAATAACTTAGCTGTTTCTAGGTTTTTAGTAAATTCTTCTAAAGTTTTTCCTGTGATTCTTCCACTATCTATAGCAATTTCTAAACTTTCATATTCTAATTTTGCTTTTTTTTCTAAACTAGCTAAAGTTTTTCCTTCTATTAGTAACCCCTTTCCATTTTCATAAGCTATACTACGAGCCGTTGCCTCAATGTTTCTTAGTGATCTTTTAGCATATCCTAACTCAGTATTTTGTTTAGATAATTCAGCTATACTATCTCTAAATGATTTAGAAATGTAACTTAAACTATCATTTACTTCATTTAAGTCTTCATTAAGTTTTTTTATTTCTCTTCTAGCTGCTCCTATTTTCTGGTCATCAAATATTGGTGGGGTATCTTGACGACCCAATCTTTTATATAAAGCATCAATTTCAGCATTAAGCTGTTGGATTGTTTTTAAGTCTTTTTTAGGATCTAAAGCCATAAGGGTATTTTGTTATAAATATTACTACTTGTAACTTGTTTTACCCTTATAGGGTTTAGATGCGGATGCAAAGTCAGGGGTATTTATTTTACCATCAGGGGATATCATGGTTTTATTTCCTTTACCCCCACTTCTGGCATTTTCCAATTGTTTTTTCTCTTCGGAAAAATAATCATTCATTTGAGAAAGGGTAAATTTACGTAACCATATGGGCATATTATATATAGTATGCCAGTCATAACCACCTTTACCGTGAAATACTATACTATGGATAGATTGAAATAAAATTTTTCTAAATTCTGGAGATATATTAGGCGTCAGGCCAAAAAAAGTTTAGTCCAATAGGGACTGTGGCCTCCTCTCCACTGTCAAGTACTACAGTCATATCAATATCAGGTTGGATACTTCTTACATATTCTCTAAAAGCTCTAGCATCTCTTGCTAAAAAGTAATTATCTACAAAATCTCTAATATCTTTTTTTTCTTCATTACCATCAACTGATATAATCATATGCTTCAGTCTCGTAGTAAGTTCTGATGAACTGTTTGGGGATATTTTCTTTAGACCCGCCAATTCTCTTTCTATTTGCTTTTCATCATGACCATTTATCAACTTAAATTCTAAAACAGTACCTGTGTTTTCTAATTTGTAGGTAAATTTATTATTACCATTTTCAAAAATAGTTAAATCCACTTTTTTAGGTTCTAATTGAGTTAAATCAATATTTTCTTCCTTCCCAGCAATCGTAACCTTATAATCTTTACCATATCCTAAAATACGGGCGGCCACAAATAAAGCATTTTTATCACCTACAAATAAATCATCGGTTTTTATGTCTTTATTTACAATTAAGGATTGTAGTAATTTATCTAATACTGTTCCCTTTTGAATAAATGATTGGTTAGTTAAAATATCTTCTTCCTTAGCGGTCATATATTTTAATTCAAGTTTACCACTTGATAGTGGGGAATCCTTAGGGTAAAGTAACCCTTTAGAAGGCAATTCAACCTCTTCGGTTGGGAATTTAAATTCGCTCATATAAATTTTATTTAATTATAACTCTATTGTTCTAGTATACATATGTAATATAAAAAAAAGCTTGGCCGAAGCCAAGCAATTTTCAAAAGGAAGGGTAAAAATAATTATTTTAGAAATTTAATATACAATAATCTGGTTGGACTGTTAGTTGTAGTTCAACTGCAGCGCTTTCGTTATCCCAATTGTAATCTCCAAAAGTAGCTTCTGTTATAAGTGCTCCTTTGATAATCCATTCAGATACGATATCACCTACAGGTCCTAATACGTTCATAGTTAAATCTTTTTTATAGAAATCACTATATCCGTCTCTACCTGTTACTGATTCATGGTGTAGTCTAACCCACTCCATTACGGCTTGTGCACCACTTGGGGTAATTGGATCAAACAATGTCATTTGAATCGTGTTCCAAGTTGTTTTACCTTTAACAAAACGTTGTACGTTTATATGGTTAAGGGCTACAGTTCCTTGAGTTAATGAAACAGCTCCCATACCTTTAATTTGGTATGAAGGGATCCCATCAACATACATGATAAATCTGTTTTGTTGCTTTGGCTCAAAAGCTGTATAAAATATTTCGTTTGGGTCTAATACTGCCATTTTATTGTTTTATTTTATTATAAATATTTATCTGTTTTGTTTTTATTCAGGAAATGTTGCTCCAGTTGGTAAAACATTGAAATCTAAGATTATGAATTCTGCTGTTTTAGTTGGTTGTAGGTAAATTTGTCCTACTAGCTCATTTCTATCAATAACGTCTGGTGTGTTGTTTGTTTCATCCATTACTACTTGGAAAGCATACAAACCTTGTCTTTGTTGAACTGACTCTAAATATGGGTTAACTTGTGCTAAGAAATTATTTCTTGTAGCGATTGTATTTTGTTCAAATACTAAGTTATCTGATACTTGAGTAATATATCCTTTAAGAGAAATTAACAATCTACGTACATTTACACGATCTAAAGCACTTGCTTTTTTCTGTAGTGTTTTTTGTCCAAATACTACAACTCCACTTCCTGGGAATGTTGCAATTGGGTTAACATTTGCTTCGTATAAAGTATCTCTGTTACCTGATGTTAATTTTCTTTCAGCTCTAATTACACTTCCTAAAGCTCCTCTAATTAAACCTGCGGGTGCGAACCATGGGTCTGAAGATGCATCAGTGAATGCGTATACTGCTGGAATGTACGTTGAAGTTGGCGCCCAAACTGTTTGTCCAGTAGCTGCGTCGATTGTTTGTAACCAAGGCCAGTATGTAGCTGAATATGATGTATCATACCCTGATGCTGCATTTGTTACAGTTCCAATAGTACTATTATAAGGCACTAGATCAATTACTGAAATACAATCTGTTCTACCTTGTGCTAAGGATACTAATGATTGAACTTGTGTTCCGTGTAAAGTTCCTATTAATCCAGGAGCTGAAATTACATTGAATTGGTAATCATCAGTATTGGATAATAATTTGATTGATGATGTATAATCGTTGGGAGCAATACCTTGTATATTACCTGCTGTTATATTTTCATTAAATCTAGCTTGTTGATCAACTCCAAAATTAACTCCAGTAGCAGATGTAAATGAACCTGAACCTATTGCAGGCATACTACCTGTAAAGTTTGGTTTAACAGTTCCGTTGTTATCGAAATATTGTGGAGTTGGTGTATTTACAGCACTAACATAAACATAAGCACTTCGGTTAACATAATCACCATTAGTTTTAACATAGTAATCAGTTCCATCTTGCTCTATTGTAAAATAAGTATTACCTATGGCTTTTGCTACATAATTAGCAGCAGTAGGGTCCATTGATAAATTATTGTATGTTTCTAGAACAGCTTTTTGAGTTGATGTATCATTACCACGTCTAATAAATAATGAGAATTGACCTGAAGATGTGTTAACAGATCCAACTTCCCATCTAATATTATCCGCTGAACCACTATTTAATGTGCCACCAGAAGCATCTACTGCTTCCCAGTTGTTCATTATAGTTCCTTCAGAAATTGTTGATAATTGGAAGGCTGTTTTTTGGTATCCAGCATCATCACTATCACCAAATCCTATAGTAATAATACCAGAATTATTAGCGGCAGCTTCACTTCCTGAAGTAACTGCTGATGAAAATGATCCTGTTACTACTCGAGTAACTAAAAGAGATTGACCTCCTTGAGCAAAGTAATTTCTAGCTGCAATTGAGTTTAAATATGTGTAAAATTGAGATCCGCTTTCTACTGATCCCCCAAAAATAGCTTCATATTGGGAAAACGATCCAACGGCTGTTGGAATATTAACTGGACCCTTTACTGCTGGACCAATTATAGCTGCACCAAAAGTTAAAGGACGACCGCCAATGAATGATGAATCATTTTCTCTTGTTAATACACCGGGAGATATTAAAGTTTCTGCCATTGTTATATTTTATTATTATTATTTGTTTTATTATAAATATTAGAAATTTTTTCAAGAAATTAAGTTAGTAAAGTAAATTCTCCACTTTCTAAATCAATACTGCCTTCACCATATTTGTCTTGTAATTCTTTAGCTGTATTTATTTGGTTTGTTTCTAATTCTTGATATTCTTTTAATAATTTTAATCTATCTCGTTTAAAAACATCTATTTGTAAATCTAATCTACCTAAATTTACTACAATTTTATTAATACCTTCCTGGTATCCGTGTAATGTTTGCAACTCGTTGTCTAATAACTTTTTATTTTCCATTTTTAATGTTTTAATTTATGATAAATATATAACAGGGGTATTAAAATTACATTCTACTGCGATTATCTGAGGTAGGATTTTGAATTATTTCTGTTAAATCCTGTAAGTTGCTAACTGCCTCAGTTGTTATAGTAATTTTTGCTTTAGAGTTATACACTTTAGTGGCATTCAATTCTTTTTGGATTGTATCTGGGATTATATACCCTCTTAATCTTAATGTAAACTCTCCTTTTACTAATCTATCTTGACCCTGTGATAATTCAGTAGCAGTTGTAAATTGATCTATAAATGCTCTAAACTGAAATCTTTCAGGATTACCCCAATACGAATCTGATGCGTATTCACAGGCCTCAATTACTTTATTTAGTTGTTCCATATAGTATGTCTGGATTAGGCAACTATATTCTAATGTTACGTAATCAGGTTGAGCTACTATGTGGAATTTTTCTACAGGTTTTCTATTATTTAAAGTAGAAAAATTGCTATAAAAATTTTTATTACTAAACTGTTTAGACCACGTACCATATAAATTAGGTTGATTAGCATCTAGTTTATTAGCTACTGTTCTATCTTTAGAAATACTATTTCGCTTAATTACAATAATAGGTAACATTATAGCTCCATTTTTATCTCTATATGAACCATCTTTTTGGTATTGGTTCCACCTTTCAGATGCACCATATAATACGGGAACATCTCTCCTAGTGCCATTTTGGTATACAAATGGTTTTATAACGTTTTGAAAATAATAAAATACGGATTCATCTAAATCCTGAATTCCAATGGAATATTGTTTAGTTTTATCATCCTTAAAACTCATCTTAGTAGATCTGTTAAAAGGGATACCGGTTTCTTGATAATTTGAAGATGTGTTTTTTAATTCATTAACATTGTTAGGATTACCCCGACCCCCTCTATCTTCAATACCAGGAAATGGGGTTTGTTTTTGTTGACTTAAAGTCAATTGGTTTTTAGGTTGTGGTTTTCTAGGTGTAGCCATTAAAATCTTTCTTTATATGGTGAAATATTTACTTTATCCGATGGAATATAATAAGTAGAAGCTAGTATTGAAATACTTTCTCCAAATTTTTCTAGTCCTGGGTTTAAGGGGTTTGGTGTCCCATCGTAATCATTATTAGGGTATGCTGGGTTTTTACCTCCCCAATATTGATTGGAAATTGTACCCTGGACTCCGTAATAACTTTCTTCATATAAAATTATATCTCCAATTTCAGGTACAACGTTAGCTTTAACTAAATCATCCCTTAAAAAGAAAAAATCAATATTTTGTTCTTGAGTAATAAGTTCAAAATTACCACCCGGGAAACTTTGATCATTTCTATTTATTAAAACATTAAATAAATAGGGGCCGTTGTAATACTTATCTTCGGCGGCCTCTCCATATAGATTTACTTTGGTTTCTTCTAATTTAAACTGGTATATAGCACATTGTTGCGTAATGATGTTACCCATTAATTCTCTATTAAGGTGTCTTAATAAAGAAACGTCTCGTGCTGAAGTAAACATTGCCATATTTTATGCTATATATATTGTGTATGGAACTTTTTGTAATTCTTGCATTTTAGATTCACCTTCTTTTGCTCTTCTTTCTAAAGAGGATAATCTAGAAGTTTCATCAAAATATGCTCTTAATCTTTCTATTAATGCTGTTTTTTCTGCAGTAGCCGCTGCTATTAAATCTGATTGGTTTAGTGTAATATCAGAGTTAGGTATTGGGATTGTCCCATATTTACCTCTTACATATCCTAACATTTCTTTAGACAATGCTAATGAATATTCAAATATCCACTGTCTACCAACTGAGTTAATGAAGTTATAATTAGGGTTATCAAATGGAGCGTTTGAAACATTTGTTACTTTATCCGGCATTTGTTGTACTGATGTAGCAATTCTTTCATCTCTTAAAATATATTCAAACCACACTTTTCTAGATTGTTCTATATTATAAGAACTAAAATAAGGAATTGGGAATAATCTTAATTTATCATCTTTAATTTCAAAACTATACTGATTCCATCTAACTTGTTGGTTCATTTCGATAGCTTGGATTACTTGCATATCATAACTTAATGGCATAGATAAACCTCCGATACCACCACCTAATCCACCTAAACCTGCTATACCTGCTGCTGCTACACCACCAAAACCCCATCCTGTATAAGGTTCAAGAAAACGTGCTGAAGCCGGAATTGGTTCTTGGTAAAATACTCTTTTAACTTCTATACCATTTTGATATTCAGAACCCGTAAACCCACTAGCTGTCATAAATGTAGAGAATGAATAATCCTGAATACTTGATGTTAAATCAAATGAACCAGAATAATATGGAACATTCCCTCCTGATCCTGCTTCTTCCCCATACATTTCGGTTAGCCTAACTATAGGTTCAAATGTAGGAGATAATAAAGCTTGGTTTAAGGAAGAACCAGTAGTTAAACCTTCCAATGATAATTGGTTGTCTCTTATTTTATAAGAGTATAATTCATTACCATAAGTAGTAACTGCTTCTTCAAAAGCTGTAAATATTGACCCTGATTGTAATTCGACATCTACTATAGGATAACCTAATCTAGAAGCCACAAATTTTGCTACTTTTACAGAGTCTGATGTGAAGTCCGATTGGTTATTATAAAAACCAAATGGGACCGCATCCGGGTTCCATATAGGACAGCCATCATATATAGGAATGTTCATATGTTTATTTTAGTTATAAATATTAAGCTAATTCTTATTATTATAAATATGGGAACCGGACGTTGTAATTGATATTCCTTTATTAATTGCTTCTTGGTAATATTCCAATAAGTCCTCCACTATTGCATTTCTGTGGTTGGTCATTAAAGTAATTGCTTCTAAATTTTTAATTTTTCTTGAAGCTGTGTATAAAAATTTAAACCCAGAATCGGATTTTTTCTTTAAGTCTGTTTGTTGGGCATCTCCACATATTATCATTTTACTTCTTAACCCTAAACGTGATGTAATCATCTCCATTTGTTCATGTGTGATGTTTTGAGCTTCATCTACTATAATTATTGAATCTAAAAATGTTCTACCTCTCATAAATGCTAGGGGGACTATTTCTACTTTACCATCAGTAATTAACTTTTCTATTTTATCCTTATCATATAGAGAATAGAAGTTTTGGTATATTGGTTGAACCCAAGGATCCATTTTCTCTCTTAAATCACCTGGTAAGAAACCTATTTCTTCTTTGGAAACTGTAGGTCTAGTAATTATAATCTTTTCATACTGTTTATTAAATAATCCATCTAATGCAACATTACATGCTAATAATGTCTTTCCACTACCGGCACTTCCACCTAAGAGGGTAATAGTGTTTTCGAGGATTGATTTTTTAGCTTCTTTTTGTTCTTCATTAAGTTGGAGTTTGAACTTAATTGGGCTTTTAGGAATTCTCTTAGGACGAAATATTTCGTCTGTGTGGTGTTTACTTGCCATAAATTTTTAAATATTGGGGTTAGACGATGAGTGAATACAACCGTTGTAAATACGTTAAAAAACTGTAGAATTTTGATATAGCTATATAATGAGATAAATATAGTTTTGATATAACGCATTTTATTATACATATTGAGAAGATAAAAAAACCCGGCATAAGCCGGGTTAATTTATTGAAATATAATTTAAACTTCTAATTATAGAGTATCTAAACCACTAACGTCAATTGTACCGTAGAATTCTGGGCGAACCATTTTCTTAGCATAACGAGTAAGTAAACCTTTACGTGGAGTAAATGTTTCTGGATCGTAGATAAGAGGAGTCATGATTAATGGAATATATGGAGCAAATACAGCACCAGTTTCTAAGAACTGAGAACCTCTAAATCCTAAAAG